CGTGTATGCTTCTCTCTCTGCTATCAAAGTCCATTCTTGATGCCCCTTTTTTTCATGTAGGCTCTCTTGTGATGCAAGACAGTTGTGTGATCTCTGTCAATCAACCAGCCTATCTCTGGATAGGAGTAACCACGCTCATGCAACGCATAACAAAGTTTCTGTCTGGCATTTATTACTTCGGGTTTGTCTCTGCGTTTAGATGTGAACTCGATTGATGTGACGCCCTCATCTTCCAAGAAGTCGCGCAAGAACTCGTTCATCTGTGCCTTGCGATAGCGCAGTGTTTGTGGGTCATGTGGTTTCATTTAGCATTTCCTCTACTAATTCGCCGGGAACAATCAGCACCCACTTTCTGTCGGTGCCGCGCTTGTAAACAGCAATGTCTCTGTTATCAAGAACTGTGAATGGTGAAGGGAATCCTTTCTCTTTCCTGTACTTCACCTCACAGATCAGATTCTTTTTGTTGTAGGTAACAACCAAGTCTCCTGAGTATTCACCACCCAGCGACCCTGACAATGGCTGTCGCTTGGTAGGAATACCCCAAGAGTTGAATAGCTTTTCAAAAAACTTTTCGTGGTATGTACCTTTGGCTTTGCTTTTACTAGTCATACAATTCCCATTCTATATGTTTGAGATCAGTGTCCTCATATAAATCTACGATGTCTTGATCTTCTCTTAGTTCATCAAGTTCTTTGTCGGTTATGTGTATCGTGTAATATTCTTTGATAACTATTTTGTTTAGTTTTTCTACCATAAGAAATCCCTCTTTGGTTTTGCCACATCTTCCTGAAAGCAGATGCGACAGATAGTTTGGTGTTCTTCTGGTTCGATTTGTTTGAGTAAGACTAACCAGTCACTAGCTTTCTGCTTGCACTTCTCGCATGTGACGTAGAAAGTTTTCTCTTTCTTAGGCATCTTTGTCTCCAAAAATAGCTTCGATTACTTCACCAGATACCTCATGCGCTCTGCGTTCATCTGATGTTGCAACCATCTTGGTTGCCACCTCATTCAAATGTCTTTGCACATGATTGGATATGATAGCTGATACTGAGCCACCATCCTCCTCCTGTTTATCCAGCCAGTTCACAGCAGAAGCATAGACAGTAGCTAGAAACTGTTTGTTGGTTGGTGTAATTTCTTCAACCAGTTTCATCACATCAATATCAATCTCATGCGCCTTCATCTCTCGCATCCGGCGCAGTAAATCATTCTCAAGATCTTCAAGTGTTGGTGTCATTTGTGTTCTCCTTTCAGTTGAACTGTAATTACGAAAAGCCCCAGTTATTAACTTATCGGTCATAGATTCTCCTTTCATTCGGGCGATTGACCACAGCACCCGCCCTCACATGGGCGGGGCGGGGCTGGGGACAACGCCCTGTTACTCTGCCGCAACCTTCATCATTGCTTCAGATCTTGCTTTGTGCATGAAGGCTACCGCTTTTTGTGCGTCAGCCATTGCGCTGATTAGGGCTTTGGGGTTGTCTTTCAGACCATCAAGCCAGTTGTTCAGATACTTTGCGTGGTCTGCTGTTGGCTCTGGTTCGAGTTCAAACTCGACAGCCAGCAAGACAGACCCAAGCTCTGCAATGAGTTCTTCATACGCATAACTCTTCCTGAATGATGCACCTTTGAGGTCACGATCAAGCCTAGACTTGTGACCTGTCCAGTGAACATGCTCATGCAACAGTGTTGAATAGAAGTTCTGTGTTGCAGTTGCATCCTTCGTATCCAAGAACTTGTGGCTTTCAGGCATGGATATGATATCCGTTAGAGTATTGTAGCAAGCCCTGTTGCCGTGGTACTGAACATCAGAGCCAAGTGCGGTAACAAAGTCTTCAATATCTCTGTGCTTGATTACCTTGCAGTCAGTTGGTTCTGGTGCCTCTGGCTCTTCATAATCAAGTAGCTGGCACTCATTCCAGACAGGATAAATCTTTGCCCATTGGTATGCTTTGTCTTTGTCATCATCAATGGTCACGCCATACTTGAGAACACGACCACCCGGCCCCTTTGGTACATGCCTACCAAGTGCCTTCCATTGCTTGAATGTACCCCACTTGTTTGATGTGTACCCATTGACAGCACCGTCAATCATTAGGCCAAAGACATTGCATCCTGAATACTTCAGTCCGGTTGAACCATTGACAGGCCATTGTAATGAACCGCTTTTGCCAACCCAAGGCTTGACCCAATCTTTCCCATGCTTCTCAATGCTATCTACAAAACGAGATACCATCTGCTCTGTATACTCTTTCGGTTTCATTCGCCTAACTCCTCTCTCTCATACTGTTCGATAGTTTGTTGGCTCCACAATGAAGATACTTCTAACTCTTTCAAGTGAAGTTGTTCCTTCAAATCCTTTACTTTTGCTTTGAGATCTTCAATCTCAATCACCATATCTTTGATAGACATATTCTCTCCTTTCATTTCTTTCCATCTTTCCCTCCCTTTGAGGGGGAAGTGTGGACAGATTACTTAAATGTATTCTAAGACTTCAAAATCATCGACCCACATGGGTTCCATTTTGATATGACTTGGCTCAACCACATCAATCAGTTTTGCCCCGTCTTCTATCTCTGTCATCTGTGCTGGGGACAACTCAATCTCGCAAGCCATCTTTACCAGAACCATCGCTCCTTTTTGTTTAGTCATTGATATCTCCTCTGTTGACAATGAAGTTCTCTAACTCAGATTGTGGAAACACATACACTCCAGTTTGAGTTTGCATATCTTTCAAACCCATTGCGGCGTGTTTGATTTCCAAATCGTTTTGATCTCTCAAGCCCATCATTAAATCATTGAAACGATAGACCAGAGTTTTTACTTGGTGGTTTGTGCAATCGGTTTTCATTTCAACCCCCAAACAACCAAACAAAGAAATAGATTTCAGCTAACACAAGCGTCAGCGAAACCACCGCAAGAATATCTAAAGCTAAGTTTTTCATGTTGAGTTCTCCTTCTCAGTAATCATTATCCACACCCTGTGTATGTTGTCAACAGGGTATATTAAAAAGATAGTAAGGAGCGAGGCTGTGACACCTCGCTCCAGTTGTACTAGCCCTCGAAGGGTTTGTGTTGAATCTGGTACGACTGTTGGTAGTCGTTCTTGAAGGCCTCATGGACTTCAATGGCGGCTTGCATGATTGCGAAGTTGACTTGGTAGTCAGCTAGCTTGTCTTGCAAGTATTGTTCTTTCTTCATCTTGTTGATGCTCTCTGTTACCTTCGATGACTCAGCGTCGAGACTCTCAATCTCTGCTTGCAAGTCAGCAATTTGTTTCACTAGATAACCACAATAGTTATCGTGAGCGTATGCTGTGTTGCGCGCCCGTTGAGTTTGAGAGGCATGTGAGTCAGAGGCCATGGTGCAATATGCAATCACCCCGTTGACGTAGTTGTCATGCTGAGTTTGTGTTTTAGTATTAGACATAGTAGTTCTCCTTTAGAAGTGGTTGGGGACATCCCAACCTAACGCGCCCAACATTACACGCTGGAGAATGATTGCATAGCGGCGAAGCCGCGACCCCCAACACGGTCGGGCGAAGCCCGAGTGGTGCGGGCCGGGGGTATGCAATCAGGCGACAGTGTGTACGTTAGGGCAAGTCGGTTGGGAATGACCCCTTACCGCGACTAAGGAGGACTGCGACCTAATACTAAGCACAAACAAACATGCACAAATGCAAGGGGTGTTGCATAATTGCAGCTTGATTTATCTTGACGAACCCTCTTAAACTCCGGAAGGCATGCAACCAGCAGAGCATGAACTGGCACAACTGAGGATTATGTTGAGTAATGAATGTAGTAAAAAGTGAACGTAAGCTCACACGCAAACAGCAGTCACTCGTGGAACACCTCGTAGCAAATGGTGGAACGATCAAGGATGCGGCACACGCAGTGGGATACGCCGAGGGTGAGAGCGGAAGAGTGAGTGCAAGCAAGGCGTTAGCCTTGCCGCATGTGCAGGCGTATATGGTAGAGAAGATTAGAGAACAACTTGGGGTTAGGGCTACCCTCGCCCTGTCCACTGTGACAAAGCTAGCCAGCACTGCGAAGAGTGAGTACGTCCAGCTTGAAGCTAGTAAGGATTTGTTAGACCGGGCTGGTTTCAAGGCACCAGATAAGCATATGCATTTGCA